TCATGTGTTCCGTTGTCGGGTTTTCGTGATTGTTGTTGATGGCAAGTTCAGCCAAAATAAGCAACGCGTCTAAGCGAAAAGTTTTATCGCCAACCTCATAATCAAAAATAAATTCTGTATTTTTTGTCATAGTGTCCTTATGCTATCGCGTAAATATCGCTTGTGTAAGCTACCGCGCTAGATGTAACCAGCGGCAAAGCCTCACAATGAAAAGCAAATCGGGTTGCCTTGTTTCCAAAATCAAGTTGTTTAAGGCTAAGTAGCCGGCAACGCTTTACTGTTAATGTTGTTGTGTAATTCACTACAACCGAAAACGTTGTTTGTCCTAATGCCGCTGAATTTTTTAATGTTGTGCCAACAACAGGAAAAGGGGCTTCAGCAGCCGTTCCGCCGCCGTCAATGTCGGCTAAAAACGCGCTTAAAACTGCGCGGTCTATTACAATTAGACTGAAAAAACACTCGGCTTTTACGCCTGTTCTTACCGATTCAAACGGCATCGTGCCGGAATCGTTTGTGAAAATGTCGGTATATGTGTAATTCAAATCTAATTTGAACAAGTCATCATTGTCGCCACGCCCCAAAATGCGGGTTGTTGAGCCAACAACTGTTGAAATCGTGTACGGGCCAACTACTTCAGGTGCTAAAGCCATAGGTTTCTCCTTGTTTCTAGTTTAACGTGTGCCCATCGCTCTAGCGATAGCGCGTACCAATTCTTTTTTTGCGGTTTCAGGCATGGCAAATATGGGTCGCGCTGGAACAGTCACGCCGTTACGTACCCTTAAATTTTCACGCGCGCCCTTAGGATCGCCCCGCACGGCTCGACGCGTAAACGGAATAGTCACGGCTCCGATTATTTTGAACCCCTTGCTTTGGGCAACGGCTATTGCGGAACCAATTAAGATCAATCGAATGCCGTTAGCGATAATTTCAGTCTTAGCCGACAAACTGCGGAACAGCTCGCCGGTGTCATATAGCGGAACGCCGCCTTTGCGGTAATGGTCAATAAACTTTGGCTTCTTCTTTGTGCCTACGTTTAGGCGCGCGCTGTCAGCCCATAGCGGCGCATAGCCGCCAATGTCGGCTCCACGCTCACGGATACGCTTTTGAGCTTGCTTTTTTAAGATCAAGCCAACGTTTGAACTTTGCAATTTGGCTAGTAACTGTTGCAGCGGATTCATTAGTAGACTCGATCACGCCGCACAGGGAAAAATGAAGTGTCCGAAACCATTCCAAGGTTTCCGCGCGCCTGAACGGATACCACGGACACGCTGGGCAAGCCGGCTGCTCTATTGACATCATTGGCAAAAACTCGTTTACCGTCGCGTAGATCGCTCAAGGACGCTTGCGCGCGCACAGCCTTAGCCTTGACCGTTTCGGGTACATCGCCGCCCCTACGTTCAAACAGGAAGCATAGGGCAAGATCAGCAACCAAGCCTTCTAGCATTCCGTTGTTGGCGGTTGCCAAGGTATCTAAATCTACGGTTGAATAGGTGTTAGATCGTGTCGCAGCCGAAGCCACTTCCTCGCCAGCGCGCAGGATAGCCGCCGTAATCGTGGGTGAAGTTGAAATCGTGCCGTCCGTATTGTCGTCGGTAGACAGTTCTTTTAAAATTCGCTCATCAACGTAAAGAGCCAAGCGGGTGTTAGTCAAAAGTTGATTCATAATAGCCTTCCAAAGAAAAGGGTTGCCTAGCGATTAAACTAAGCAACCCTTTGAATGCAAACTTTGAGTTGCTTAGGTAAGAATGTCTAAACAGTAGAATGCTGAAAGTGGCGCAGTCAATTCAATTGCTGAATTGTCAACAACTGAACCCTTGATGCGTCGATTCCAAGGATCTTCCAAGGTTTCAACTGTCATGTCCTCATAGGCAAACACAGTCAAACTTGAGAACGAAGGGCCTTCGTTTCCAACCAAACCGCCGGGACGGCTCACAAATACAACCGATGGGGCTGCCGCTGTACCGTAGAAGAATCCACGGGAAGGTGTCAACGCGCCCTTGCGGGTTGTTACCTTGACTGTGTCATCAACAACAACGCCACCCAAACCAAACAAGGTTTGCGGCAAGCCGTAGGTTGCGAATGTTGCATCGCCTGTCAACGCGCTGAAAGCCATTGGGGTGTTCTTCACATAGTCACGAACGCCGTCAGTTGACGCAATAATGCGCGCGGCTGATGGATTCATTACCATGATAATGTCCTTTGGAGTTACAACGCCAACTGTGTTTTGAACAATTTGTTCAATTGCGTAGCGGATCAACTTTTGTACGCCATCGGTCGTTGTAATTGCTGCACCAATAGCCGCTGTTGCACTAGCAACATAAGCGTTGGATGGGTAATTGCCGGAAGTCGTCAAAGTTGTTGCAGCGCGGGAAGCGCGGTGCGTCATCATCTTGGCGGCTTGAATACGAGCATGGCTCGCAACAATATCCCAAGCTGATTGGCGCGCGGTTTCCGCTGGAATGCTGAACGAGTTTTGGAAGCGTTGCGTTGTGTATGCAACAAATTCAAAATCGCTGTTGATTCCTGTTGGTCGATCTTCGCCAAGCGGCCATTGGGCATCTTGAACAGTAACCAAGCGGGCAGTTTCTTCCTCATCAATTTTGAGGTAGTAACCCTTCATGGCGGTCACAGGAACAATTTGGGCATAACGCGTAATTGGAAACTGATTTACGGAACGTGTAAACTCGATCTGCAATTGTCCGGTTGCCGGACTAAAGGTGGGAACGAATGTATTCGGGCCACCACCAACTCCTACTTCAGCCATTTTTCATACTCCTTTGTAAGTTTGTTTTAAAGTGTGGTTGGGTAGTAAACCATTCCACCGCTTTTGTATGCACGAATAACAACATTTGACGCTTGTGAAGAAACTGCCTCAAGAGCAACCAAGCCTTGCCAACGCAAAGCAGGGCCTGCGGTAGCAACCGCCTTAATTGCGTAGCCACTTGTGGAAGCCTGCAAACGGTCGCCTACGGCAATAGCCGTAGAAGCCGTTACAGCGATTAGCACAACATCGCCGCCTTGAAGCGTGATTGGCAAGCCCGTGGTTGCATGATTTGCGCTATCAAATTGCAATGTTGAACCATCGGAAACGCCAAGAACAACGGTTGTAGCAGCAGTTGCCGCCGCGCCCGTGTTATCCGCGCTACCAATGCCTACGAATGTGTATGGCAGAATTGTGCCTGTTGCTTGAAGTGCTGGTGTACCTGAAAATGATCCCATTGTATTTTTCCTTTAAAATTAGGCTTGTTTGCCTGTGTACTTGCTGAACAGTTGTTTGAATTTCATCATGTCGCCGGCTGCTTCACGAACAGCGCGGTCGCTTGCTTCACGGTCACCCATATTTGGGCTATCGTTTTGCACAGTCATTTGAGCCAACATCGGCATACCTGTCAGATCGCGCGCCATTGTCGCTTTCCAAAAGGAAACCTTTGCTTGCGGGGCTTCGCTGTCCGCCAACTCCTCAACCATTTGATTGCGGAATTTGGAGCAACGGAAACCGTCGCGCACCATGTTGTCAATTTCCTTGCCAAATCGCTCAAGGCGCAATTGACGCTCCATAGCCTTGTTTGCTTCGGTCAAAGCCTGAACTTGAGCAAATAAAGCCTTCTCGGATCGGCTGCCCTTGCTAAATACGGGTTGCTTCATTTTCTTCTTTCCGCCGTAGGCGTTGTCATCTTCGTCCTCATCCTCGGCCATAACTTCCAAATCCTCATCCTCGGCCATTTCATCTTCCATGTCATCCGCGCCCATTGCTTCGGCATCGGATTCCATAGTTTCAAGGTCATCGCCCTCAAAATTTTCCTCATCCTCGTCGGGGTCAACAGCGCATTCCATAGCGGCGTTTTGCTTCAATTCTTCTTCAGCATCCATTCGCTTCTTCTTAGCCATTTTTGTTTCCTTTGTAATTCCTGACGATGGGACGAAGGTGTTTGAACCACCACCTACGCCAATTTCGTCAAATTTGCTTTTCAAGTCAATAGTCATGTCCAACGTGGACAATTTTCTTTCAAAAATAATCTTATCGCCAAGTTTCGTAAATGAAGTGTCCGGCAATGGCCGGCGCGGGGTATCGCGACCCAGCAATGCCACTTCGCTCAAATGATTGTCTTTCCAAATTTCAGCGGATCGACGCGGGAAAGCATTGGTTGCTAAGTACGCATCGTATGATTTTTGGGGCATAATGACATCGCCAATGACGTAGGAAACGCCGTTGCGTTCTTCAAGCCACACCTTTTCAATGTCGCCAACCGCCTTTGGGTTGCTGGGCTTGCCATCTTTTTCATGTTCAATCACAAGTTTGGGACGGCTTCCGCGCGCAATAAACTTATTGGTGCGGCTAACAATGTCCTTTACCTTCTCGGAATCGTATTCCTGCATGGCATCATCATCCGCCGCATCAATCGAGGGATCGTAACCCATGAACAATTCCAAGTCTTTAATGCGAACCTTGCCGTCCGGCGTAGTTTCGGTTTGGTGGGATGCGGCCATTATTTATAAATCCCTTTTTTACCCGTTATAAGATCGTTGTAGGTTTCAATTGCGTGTTTAAGAGATTCAACAGGAATTGTTTTGCTTCCTTTTGTTAAATACAATTCTGTAGCACTAGGGTTAAAAGCATCGTTGCCGGTTGCTTCTTCAACAACCCAACCGTTACCTAAATCTTTAATTTTCTTTATTGCAAACTTCGCCTTTGCGCCGGTGCGGGAAGCAAGTTGCTTTTCAAGTGTTTGCAACAAGAACATTCCCCTATCATTTCCGCCCATAGGTGAAAGTTTGCTTTTCAACGCGCGGATATATTTGCGAAGCGTTTCGGAATCTGTTGAACCGCTAAGAACTTCCGATGCCATTGCGTCAAAGCCGTTTGCTTTCAAGACTTTGGAAAGCCCTTTGGCAATTTCCTCGTTGGCAAACTTCGCCTTTGCGCCGGTGCGGGATGAGTATGATTTTAATGCAGACTTTAAAATTGTTTGAATATGACTGTCATGTAACCCATCTTTATAATGATCGCTTACAAAATTTGGCGGCAGTTTTTTTTGTGCTGCCCAATATATATCCCAAAACCATCGCACTTCTGACAATCCGTGATCTGCGTAGTATTTCCTAGTAATCAATGGTTTTTCTTTTACAACTTGTTGAACCGCTTCAGTCAACATTTTTACTTTTTCAGGGCTCATTTTTGCAAACTTCGCCTTCGAGCCGGTGCGAGAACTTCGTCTTTTAACAGGCTTGCCCTTAAAAGCGTTTGTCATATCCTCGAAACTCATCATCTCAGCAATTCTAAAGGTATGCCAACCCGCAGCGGTTGCTCTGCGTTTTACATCGTTTATTTGTGCATCCGTGTACAGGTGTTCCGCTATGGGCTGTGAATACATTGTGTCCGTTTTGCCTTTTGGAACAGCCCACAATATGTATTCTTTTGCAAACTTCGCCTTCGCAAAGATTCCCTTCACAACGCGCTTGCCGTAAAAATTATCTTCAACCTTTGCCATTTCGTTTTTGCCTACTTTAATTCCTGTCAACTTTGATTCCAACACGGTTACTTTCATAACGCAGCCTTTGTTGCCTTCATTGTCTAGCCGCTGTGCTGTGCGAAGTGCTGCGTTTATGTTGTCAAAGGCTTCGGCAAGAAACCGTTTACGGTCAGATCCTGCGGGCAAGTTGTTTCCAGCGTTGAAATTATCCCAAAAATTAAACATCTTTGTTTGGATGCCGTCACGCTCCGGCCCCTTTGGAAAGGTTTCCATAGTTGCGTTAATCAAATTTCTGACATCCGATGTTGTTGCAAAATTAGTTTTTGTTTTCATTTTGTACCTTTACATTCCAAAATCGTCCCGCCATAGCCATTGGCGCAGTCGCACTATAACCATTTTCCGATGCTCTCCTAGCAAAGTTGCCCGCAATGTCGCCGTCCTCGAAGGCGATTACTAACGCCGCGCCATCAGTTTCCACCGCGCGCCAACCACCTTCAGGCATTACTTTTTTCTCTAGCAGGCTTCCAAGTACCGGCGACGATGACGCTTCGGCGAACGCGCCACGGTTGGCAAACTTGGATTTGGTTCCTGTGCGGGCATATTTAAATTTAACAAGTGCAAAAGCCTTTTTAGCCAACGCTTGAGAACTCACGCCATTCAATACAAAGTCGGGATGATTAGCCAATGTTTTTGCATAGCCAATAATCTTGTTTCTGTATTCGTTATCGTTTTCGCCTTGATACACGGCCATCATGCCTTGCAATTTTTTAATAAAGAACGAAGCACTAAATCCGGCTTCAGTCCATTCTTTATCAAACCTAGCCTTGATGCCTTGGCGGGCATTTGGTGTTTTGCGCCTTGTAATTTCTGCGCTCAACCATTTTCTTGCGCCATCTTCCGTTTTAAATCTCAACATATTTCTAGTCATCAATTGTTGTTCGCCGTCGGCATAAGTAGCGGTAACAAACGGTTGGAATGAACCGCCGCTTAATTGATGCAGTCCGGCAATGTAGGTTGTTCCCTTTGGGCTTTTCCATGTTTCGACTTCAATTCGGCGGTCAAAATACGCTTTGTCCTCGACGGGCTTGGCAAGTCTTACAGAAACATTTTCTTGAACGCCAATTGATTTTTTTAACTCCGCTATTTGGTTGCCGATGCGTTCCATGTCAGCATCCACTTGATCTTGGCGTTTCATAATTTCCGGCGATGGGTTAGCCATGCCGTGCAAGTTGTCGGCGACATTCATTAACTTACGCCACGCCGCTGTTAGATCACGAATTTTCTTTTCTGTTTCAGCCGGTGAAACTGCAAAATACGCTTTATCTTCAATCTTCATTGGTTTGCCTTTCGTGCCTTTTCCATTGCTAGGTCAACTGCCTTGCGCGTATCTTCAGCGGCCTTCAGGTATGCAGCCTGCGCCGCAATGATTGCAGCGCGCTCTTTCTTGGCTTCTCGGATTGCCTTATTGATTTGCTGAAGGGTCATTTCTGTCATTTGAATCCTGCATCGGGGTATAGCCCGCGATCAATCACTTGCTGCCTCTTGCTGTTATAGCGATTTAGTTTCGCTTGGTCTATATTCTCATCCTTATCCAGCAAGCCTAATTCGCCGGCATCGTCATGCGTAAATGGTTCAAGCGAGCCACGGCAGTTGTAACCGTTGGGCGGAACAAGGTTTTGTTCCTTAAATCGCTGCGCCGTTTCAATGTAGCCGTCCATTTGCCAATGGAAGCCCTCGTTTGCGCTCTTTCCCTTTTGCTTGTAAACACCGTTTGGCGCGCCACGAGTGCGGGAATCGTGAATTTCGACTAGGCGAAGCAATGGAGCCCATGATTGAACAGCTGGTTTGTCCATAGCGTCTACGGTTGCATCGTTGTATGCGCTTGCCACATTGGTGCGGTAGACCGTTTCCATGCGCGCGCTAGTCAAGCCAACGATCCCCTCCACTTGCGCGCGGGAAATGAATTGGCTCATTCCGCCGGTTCGCAAGCCTTCGGGCAGTTTCTTATGAATAATGGCATCCGCAATCAAAGCCTTGAGTTTCCTAGCCTGCGCCGCCGAAGCCCCCTTGACGCGGAAAGAGCCTTTTAAAGTCTTGCGTAGTGCTTCTAGGCGCGCTGAAAGGTCGTTTAAGGCGTTGACGCTTTCCGCCTTGGCAATCTTGGCGGCCAATTGATCCATTTCACGTTGCGCCTTTTGGACTGCCTTGGACGCTAAAGGTATTTTTTTCTTGAATCCCCAAATGGCTTCCCAAAAGTCACCGGCTTCAAAGCCAACCGTTGCTTTGCGTTCAGCAAAGGTTTCGGGCTTTTTTTTGAGTTTTGGATCAGGCTTGATTTTTAAACCAGCCCGCTGCGCTGCCGCGTATGCAACCGCCTCACCATGTAGAACGGTCAAGGTAAGGATCTGTGACAGGGCAGATTGATATTTTCCCCAAGATTTTTTGGCGGCTGCTTTGTCGCCTTTGATTTGATCGGCAATGGCTTGCCGGTAAAGGCGGTCAACGATGATTAGACCGCGCTTATAGACTGCATCAAAGTCTTTCAAACCCTTAGTATCCCGTGATTTTTGCCTAGGCATTCACAATTGCATTCCCCGCCGTTGGCGGTTTTGCATTTGGAATTGCACTTGTGCAACGGCTTGTTTGGCTTTGCGGCCCACAGCACCGCGCGCGTAATTGGCTTTGCAACACCATTGACAAACCCAACCCAATATTGTCGCTGTGGATTTATTGCAGCCATTCGCTGCGTGTCGAAACTAAAAGCGGAAGTTTCTGTTGGAAACATTGCTTTAAATTCTGCGCCGGAAACTATTTTGCGAGAGCCTGATCCTTTGCCTAATTCCGTTTCGCCGGCAAACCATTTCGTTTCCGCGCCTGCGCTAAACTTTTTTTTTGAGCGTGTAAATGCCTTCTTGCCGCGCTTGCGGGCTTTGATCTTAGTTGGCGGTTCATTGCTAGGCGGTTCTTGCTCGTCCATGTCCGGCAGCGGTTCGGGTTCTTTGCCCATTGGGCGAACATCAAGCGGAGCCATTCCGCCTTCAGCGGGTGCTTGCAATACGGGTTCATCATCTTCCGGCTCCGCCAATCCAAACACCTTGCGGGCTTCACGCTCCGATATGCGCCCGCCCAATTTGGTGAAGGATTCAACAGCCTTCATATATTCTTCAGGATTTGGCTTGGAAATGCTAAAGGTGAATTGTGGAATAGTTCCCTCATGCCCGAAGTTATGCAGGTAAAGGGGCTGTATCACTTCACGGTTCATTGTTTCCGCTAGGCCGTTTGCCACATATTGCATTTGGCGGTTTAGGGTTTTGGCGTGTTCATCGGCTACGCTAGATCCCATTCCGGTTGAAATGGCTTCGCTTGTTCCCGTTTGTCCAAGAATTACTTCCTTGATATTGCCGACTAGGTATTCAACCATGCGGGCAAAGGTTTCAGCGTTGCCGGCGTTGGGTTCCAAAATCTTGATGTCAAATGGTTGGTCGCCTGTGGCGTTGGGGTCGCGCGGCATCAATGCGGAAACATCGCCAAGCATATTTTGCATGACCGTTTCCATTTCAGTTTTGGCTTGATCGTTACCAATTGGGTAGGTTCCAATTCGGATTCCCATGCTGTAGCGTTCGATGTAGGTAGCCCAATTCTGAAGCGCGGCCTGCTTCATTGACCAATAGTACCAACACAGGTCACGCATTCCGCGACCTAGGTAGGCATTCTCGGCTTCATACGGATCATCAAAATCAACGCCCTGCGCCTGATAAGTGTGAAGCACAATGGTCGCTCGTTGGCGTTCATCAAGCGGCAAGACGCGTGAATCCCAACCAATGATTGTCCCGTTGATTTTGTCCGTGTCGGGATCAACACCGCCGGAAAATTGCGTGTAATAGCGCGGGCCAACTTTCAAACCGATCTGATTTAGTTCTGTGGAAACCACGCTGTCGCCGTGGATAGGCAACCAATCACGGATATAGATCATGTCCTCGCTGCGTCCGTAGACAATGTTCACCGCGCTGCGACCGTACCACAGGGCATCTAGCAAATGACGAATAAAATCTGTGATGCGTGGAATGCCGCGTACCAATTTTTCAATGATCGCAGCCTTTTGAATGGCTTCGGGATCTTTCATCTTGTCCGCTTGTGGCGTAATTGTCCAATCGCTGCAAGCAACGCCCAGCTGCAAGCTTAGTAACGGCCCCATGATGTCGGGATCAAACCGCATTTGACGTTGCAAGGTTCGATCCTTACGGAACGCAAGTGAGCCTTGGCGCAAGACTTTGTTGACGCTCGTATAAAACGAACGCTGCATTTCAACCGGCGTAACGAGTTGTTGGTACACCGGCTGCGTTTTGATTGCATCGCCTTGCTGTGTTTCCGCCGCTAGATCTTGTTCTTTTTCGCTCATCGTCCGTACAATCTCCACAATTTAGGCAATTCGTTTTTCACCGTGCTAGGCCTGCTTCTAGGATCGTATCGACTTGTGCGCGCATAATCGAGCAAGTCAACCACCGCGTCAACTGTGTCGTCATGCTCCGCCGCTGGAAAGCCGATCATTTCATCACGTATTACTTCCTGTGTAATTTCAACCCTGCCTTGCATGGTGCATCGCAATTTCAACCTACCTTGTTCAACCATTGGTTGCGCTTCGCTGGCGCGCGTTACCTTGTCTTTAGTGCGGTTGATTTGCCGCACCGGTATCTTAGTTGAGCTTGCAAGTTGCTGGCATAGCCCCATTTGAGGGCCGTTGCCTTCTGCAATGATTAGGGAAACGTCTAGCCGTTCACATGAATCTACGGCGCGGCGCATAAATTCGGGAAACGTTGCTTGCATCCGCATGGCTTCTAAGATCCAAACTTTGCCTTCACGGTCAAGCAAGCCAATAACGCAAACGCTGAAGTCGCCCTTTTCGCCGCTCTTGGCTGTAAATGCCCAATCAATTGCAGCCACAATCCGACCTGTTGACTGCGCTTCAGGCGATGGGTCGCCAATGTAATAGCCTTGTTCAATCCATTCGGGTCGGAATATCAAAGCATCGTCAGCAATGGCAACGAGTTCGTAGGCGCGCGCGTAGCCCATTTGCCCCATTTCCTTACGCTGCGCCTCTAGGATTGCTGGCGTGAACACTTCAGGCCACGGGCTTTGGTAGTGCTTGCAGGGCTTCCAATACAAGGTTTCATCTAGTTCGGCGGATCGCTTCCAATCGGCTGTTAGATCATCGGAGTGATAAGGCGTGAACAGCCGCCACGTGCGCGGTGTTCCAGCCGAAAAGTCGCGCATGGGTAGCCAATTGTTGCGCCAAGATTCCTTGACCTTTGCGCGCTCCGCTGGGATCAGGATTGAATTGCGTAAATCGCAAACGTCATCCCCAATCAATAGGTCAGCGCGTCCACCGGCTCGACCAAAGATATTTGCAGCCTGTAGCGTTGGATCCTTGTGCATGGTGTCGCTACGCACAACAATTTCGCTAGAGCCGTCATCGTCCGGCTTTGGCTTCACTATTTGGATTTCAGGAAACACTAGCTTGTAGACTTCGGAGCGCATAATCTGAACCACCATGCGTACTTGTTCTTGCGCTTTGACTACGGTTTGCCCAATATGCTTAATGCGGATTCTTGGGTTGCGACCAATTTCCCACGCTTCACGGATTCCTATTTGAACGGATTTTCCGTGTCCACGGGGCATACCAATTGCCGCGTCCCTGTGTTTGCTCAAGTGCGCTTGCATATCTGTGTGCAATTGCGATTGCTGGAAGCCTAGCAACTCGGCAAATACGTCAGGGCATTCACGCGCGGCGGCGGCAACCGCAGCAACGCTATCGCTGTTCACCTAGCCGCCTTGTGATTATTTCACGGGCGCGCGCTTCAATTTCAGGGGAAACCGCAAAGCGTTCGGTTGCTTCACCGCCGTCGAGCCGTTCAATTTTGTCTAGCGCAATGGCCGCTTCAACCCTGTGCTTGACTAGGGAAGCAAGCACTTCGCTGGCGCGCAGCCTGTCACGAACATGGGCTACGTCATCGTTCATAATTTGGGCAACAATTTCCGGCACTTGATCAATGATCCGTTGCGGAACATTCCAGCCCTTTTCAACAGCGCGACGAATAACGGCAAGCGACGACCTACAACCCCTAGTTTCAATTTGCAGCGCGGGCGAAGGTTTTTCCGCCTTGACTGCTTTGGATTTAGCTTTGCGCTTTGCCATAATTGCCGCCGTAGGGTTTCCCCTGCGAGGGCTTTAGAAGTGGGTCAGTCCTTCTTGCTTGGAATCCACTTTGCGAGAGTCGCAAGCGGAATCAAATTGCCGGCGATGTAGCCCAGCGCAGCGAGCATAACCCCAAACCAAAACGAACCTAAGAAACTTGAAATGCTGTCCATAGTTCAATTCTCCTTTGGTGTCACTATATCAGAAACACGCTCCGATTTGGCTTGCAACCATGCCTTGTTAAAGAGCGGATCGCTTGCGCGCTTGGCTGAAATCCATGTAGTCAAGTTATCTTCCTTGTTGGGATCCAGCGCGTTCATGGCAATGTTGGCTTCCGTGGTAACCCGTTTAGGAATTAGGTTGAGCAATAGGCGCAGCCAAACTAGCGCGCCGGACTGTACAAGCAGGAAAGTAGCGGCTATGGCTGCGACCATTATGAACCCCCATTTTATGAGCGTAGCCCACCACGGCGTTATATCCGCAACGCTAGGAATGGATTCTTGGATATCGGCCACTTCGGCAATGATCTTATTGGCGGTTGCGCTTATGGATTTTGCGCTTGAAATCACCGCCGGCTCGCTTGCATTGTTTTGAATGCTTGCGCTTTGATCCTTGATGGTTGACGCGTATTCCCTAATTGCGGTTGCGCTGGTTGCTATTTGTTGCGACGCGGAACAACCAGCAAGCAAGAGCAACGCTACCCATTTCATGCGAAAACACGCATTGGTGTTGTCGGTGCGGGGTCGAGAATTGGTAGCTCATCTAGTTGGTCTTGGGTCAGTTCACGGCATACGCGTAGGTTGGCGTGGTAGCGGGAATCACCATCAGCCGCGCCGACCATGTCCACGGTATAAGTTTCAGCGACTACCAACATTCCATCTTTGATTGTGGCAATGCCAGCGGCGAATAAACACGCTTCCATATTCGACTTGGTCGATGTGCGTAGGTAATAATCAATCATGCTGTTAATACCGCCAATTCTGCCGCTGTCTTGGTTAGTGGCCAATACTTCACCGCCGCAATAGTTCCGCATGGGAAATTTACGCCGTAGCCAGTTTGCCCAAAACTGAATTGCGTTGGCGCGTTGGTTGCCGTTAACGCTGTCGCACCCGTTGAGCCAGTAGTACCGTTGATATTCACAATAACTTCAGCCGTGGCTAGTGAAGCATCTAAAGACATAGCGGCCTTGAATGCTGTGTTTAGCGTAAAATTTTTCGATACTTCAGCGGATGCATTTCCCGTTGCGTTAAAATAAATAGTATTTGTATTTGTTAGAAAATTAAAACATTTTTCGTCGCCGCTTAATTTATAAAAACCTAGACGAATTGGATATCCGCCAGCGTTTTGTTTTGTTATCACGCCCGAATAAAAAAGCGTTCCGTTAGTGGTGGAATAATTAAACGCCGTAATGGTTCCGATGTTGCAAACATCTTCAGCCCGCGCCACTTGCGCCGTGGTTGTGGGAATGTATGAACTAGCACCAGTGCCAGCCTCTAACTGGACTCCCCAAATTTCGATAGCGTCCGCGCTAGTGACAATTCTAAAACCTACGCGTTGATCTGCGGTAGTGACTGCGAATGTGTAGCGCACCCACGACGCCGTAATCGCTTGCGTGGTGTATGTCGACCCATTGTCAAGCGTGTATTGAATGTTGCCTGTGCCTGTTACGCGTCGCAACCAAACGGACAAAGTGCGCGCCGCCGATGTTCCCATAGCCGCTGAACTAATAATCGTTCCGTTGGCCGCGCTGGCTGTGAGTTGCAACGCTGTAGCGTCATTGCGCGGGCTAGTGTTATTTGTGCTTGTGCGGGTTAGATTCGTGTCGGCCCAATTATTATTAGTGCCGCCGGTGGTTGCGAATGTTTCGCTAAAGTTTAAAAGATTCGTAGCCGCGCCTTCAATTAACAAACCCTTAGCCGCTAGCGTTGTGGGGTCGTAATCAAAGCGCGCTTTGGTTGGATCGTTTGTAGCGGCTGCCGCCATTGTTGCGACATAGCCCGACGAATCAATGTAAGTGGCTGTAGTTGATCGCGTGAATGTAAAGCGCGAATCTAGCGCGCCCATAGTTGTAAAATTCAAATTCAGCGTTGAGCCGTCGCCACCAATTCCCATGCGAGAATACCGGCGTGGAACGGTAACTTGGCGCGTTCGCATTTTAGATTGTGTACCAAAATGCGCCCATTTGTGGGCTTGATCCGGTGGCTTTGAATTGCACTTGAATAAGCAGCGAGCCAACGCAGTCAATGATTACGCTTGCGGGCTGAACATTTGCAGCGGCTGCGGTTGCCGGCGTGTAAATATTTACGGTTGGAACGCTTGCTGCAACGGTTGCGGAACTGAAGAAGTAATTGGTTACGTTGTCAATGCTTAGGCTTGCAACCGTGCCGCTTGTGTAGCCCAAAGTTACATCTGCAAGAACTGTTGGAATCCAAGGATTGCTACCCGTGGTTGCGGAATAAGGCGACCAACCAATGACGCGCATACCAACGGACGTAAAATTGTTTGCGCTGGTGCTTGGAACAATCTTGATTAGGTTGGGGTAGTTTGTGCCAAGGTCATACAGCAACGCGCTTTGGCTAGTCGTGCTTGGCTTGGTTGCCGTTGGTGAAGCCGCGTCGTAAGCTTGTCCGCTTGTAAGAGTAATAAGGCCGCTAAAGTTGTAGGCTGCTTGCCCTGTTGCCGCTGTTGCTAATGCCATTTGTAATTTCCTTTATTTTGTCTTTTCAAGTTTTTCGAGTCGCATCAATATTGAATCCATCTTAGCGTTAAATTCTCGGTCATTAGCCGATAGGTTGCCTACCGCCTTGGCTAGGTCGCTACTAATCAAAGCCAAATCCTTTATTCGTTCGCCTTGATTGTCCAGCGCGGCATCGCGCCTGCCTATAAGCATGAACGCCCCAGCGATGGAACCTAAAAGCACAATCGCTTGAATCCCGCTGAACACGGTTTGAAGCGAAACTTGCTTAGACATTTTTAGTTCGGTGTCAATACTCATTTTTGAATCCTAGCGAATAGCGTTTTCAAGGTCTACGTTTTGAACCATCATTTGGACGCTTCTGTTATTTCAATTTTTGTTATGAACAACTCAACGCGTGGGTTCTTGGAATCTACGAACAGGCGCAGCGGCAAATGAATCAATCCGGAATCGTCTTTAAGTAGCCCGCCATCTTTGAGGCCGTCAAACGTAGCTTTAAGGCTGGCTAGGCAGTTATCACGATCTCTAAGGCGTGAGTCGCGCGCGTACCAATAAACTTGGCATTCAGCCGCAATCCAATCGCCTTTCATCCCATCCATTGCAATTTGCGTTGCCGCCCACGATTCAATGCGGGCTGATTTAGTTGCTTTGGCTTTCATCGCCCAATGGCAACGCGTATTTGGGGATAGCACACGCGCCGGAATGCCAACGGTGATCTTGATCGATGAATCACTCATAAGCGCATTATTCCATTTGTCATAGGAAATTGGAATATGCACAACCAAAATGCAGTTCCCCCCATGCCCCCATGGTATTAGACGTTTTGGGCTAATGCAATTGAAGCCGCGTTGATCATGCCTTTTGTCCATTTTGACCATTGCTCCCTATGCGGCGATACGGCTTCTGCGGTAAGCGCGCCGTGAAGCCGGCAATGTGCAACTGCTTCCGTTACTTGTTCACGTGACATTTTAGCAATTCGGCGCGCGGCCTCATTTTGATCAACTTCAATTTCGCCAACGCTAAAATGATTCTGCTGTATTTTTGTCATACTTCTAGCGAGTTTTTGCACGGTTTTACAGGCTTGCGCTAGCTCGATGACGGTGATGAAAGTTCTTGCTAGTGAACGCTTTGAGTTGGTTAAAGCGATGATGACGGTAGCGTCATCAAACGGCTCAAGGTCACGCATGGCTTGCGCGTTGAGTTTGCTTTGTTGGCTAGCCCATTTGGAGTTTGGGAAGCAGTCCAAAATTGTTTGCAATATTTGGTCAGTCATTTTTTGATTCCTTTGGTAAAGAGTGCATTTCGTGCCAAACGTCAAGCGGTGGAAACCAACAAGGTTTCGGGAAAGTGGATTTTTGGTCATCGTAGTAGTACGCGTCTTGCTTTGCTTCATCGGCATAGAGCCAGCCCCAAACTTTAAAAGTCGTTTTGTAGTTTGCGCTGGCAATGACTGCTATGACGATGCCGGAGTCGGTTGATCTAATTTTAGGGCAGGGGTCAAAAGCGCGTGTGGTTCTGATTTCGCATTTGTAACCTAAGAGGTCGGGTTGCTTAAAGGTGTCAACGCCAGCTCCCCAATAGACGTTGAGGAACTTGGCAACGGCTACTTCTCCGCAGGCTCCTAAGATTGCGTTGTACCATGCTTGACCCTCATACTTTTCAGGGAAGTAATTTTGCCCATTTTTTAGTAGCGCGTTGAGTGTCCTTGTGTAACCCACAAATGAGGCGTTTCGGAACTCGTAATCCACAAGTTTTACAATCTGATTATTTCGTTCAGTCAAATGCCAATTTTGATCAGGTCTATTTTGCATCAACATTTTATCCCCATTTCAATTAAATTTGAAAACTCGTTAAATGCCCCGTACGGCGTTTCTATGGTTTGGGTGGCGTTGCACCCTACTTGCCTAGACAAATGCGTTGGTAAGGATCCTAGTGGCATTACAAAGCCTCCTGCGGGTCAAGGAAGCGACCTTGTTGCAACCAAGTGGTTGGGTGTGCGATAAATTTGGGGTCTGCGTTTCGTGAATCGTCTGCAAATTTTTGGACGCGCTCGCACAGGACTAAAATGCCGGCGGCTGGATCGTCTTGATCGTAAATGTCCGCAAGTTCAGCGGCCGCTTTTCGAATCAAAATGAAAGCCTTTTTTTTACCTACACGGCGCGGAAAGATTTGCCACACGGTTTCGCAATCGTCATCGCTGATGCTGCTTGCCGGTTTCTTTCTTGGCGGTTGAATATCTTGCTCAACCGCAACGCGGGTGAGCGTATGTTTTAATTTTTGTGTTTTTGATTCTGCTTCTGATTGTGTATCTGTTTTTGTATATGTATCTGTTTGGCATTGCATTGGCATATGCGTTGGCATTGCATCCGCATATGCGTTGGCATTGCTAGATTGGGGGTTGTGCCAACGCTTATTTGCGGCGGCTTGCGCCTTCTCCCTTTTCAGATTTGCCGTGTTTTTCATATCAAACCGTATCTTTTCTTGGCGCGGATTCCTGCGCTTGCCATCCTCGGCTATGGGGAACTTTTCGGATAGAAGCGGCCACATCTTGGAAATGTCAGGATCAAGCCTAAAGATCCGATTCTCGTCCGGCGGCAACCCGTCCGATGCCCACGCATTCCAAAGCAGGAACTGATACGCGCCCCGCTCTTGGAGCGTCCAACCCACGGTTGACGCGTAAAAATCTGCTCCCCAAAACGGCATCCAAGGCGCGCGCCCTTGATCTACATCAATTTTTTGTACACTCATCTGACAATCCTCTGCGGCTTTGCACCGCTAACGGGTTTAGAAACGGCTCAAGTAACACGCTTGGGCTGTTTCGCTTTCTATAGTACCTATCGTTTTTCTTGAACGCAATCTAGTAGTCCCTGCGCGATCTGCCCACCACATGGCCGACCAACACGCCGACAAACTTTGTGCCGGCTTCCGTGATGATGGTGAACGTCATCCGATCATAAGTTTTAATTTCCTGCGTAGCACAGTCATATTCCGTTATTGATTCCTTAGCCACTTCAAATTCCTTTACAAGAATTTGGTCGCCCTCAAAGCCATTAATTCCTAGGAACTGCAAACACAAGTGAACATCATCGTGATCGCGCGCAAGCAACCAATAGCCCTTGCGACCCATCAAAATTTCATCATCTTGCCGGCGCAGGAAATAATGTTGCTTTTGGGTTGCGGTCATAGCGTCCCGCTCTCCACCGCTTGTATTCGTTCGCCTAGCCACTCCATGCAGTTGACCGCCATTGAGTTGCCTAGAGCCTTGTATCGCGGCCCATCGGGACAGCCCTGCGCTGGCTTCTTCTTCCACGGTATCGCCGTCCAACCATCGGGAAAGCCTTGCAAGCGTTCGCATTCGGTTGGAGTCAAGCGGCGCACTTGCATTGTTGGCGCAACTACACCTTCAACCCATGTTTCGTTATCTGTTTTGCTTTGCGCTCGCTTCGACTTTGTAAACGCGGCCATTGCCACAGGCTGCAACACCGCCCCAAAATTATCTTTGTCAGGCATCCGTTGCGCTCCATTGGCATTTGATTTTGTCAAAGTGCTGGCCGTGTTGTCGCCATCCCACCAGCACGGAATCAGTCTGTCTAAATGCTGACTATCCCCACGATCAAAATTATTCCTTGCATCTACTGTTGCAACATCGGCAACTATTTTGCCACCGCCTCCAACGCCTTCCTCAAAATTGTCGGCAGTTCCTTCCCTCGTCGCTCGGCGCGGCGCAGAATACCTTGACAGGCTTTCGCGCTCAAATAAAACCTTTGCGGCACTTGTAAAATCTCCAAGACATCCGACAACGAACACACGCCTTCGACGCTGCGGCACGGCTCTTGGATGCCGGTGTGTTCTGCACCATTGAGCGTCAAGAACTCGGTAGGCGAACCCATACCCCAATTCCCCCAACCCTCCAAGGAAGCAACCAAAATCTTTTCCGCTGTTTGATGACAAGACACCGGGGACATTTTCCCACAAGATCCATTTGGGTTTGAAATGTTCAGCGATTGCAAGAAAAGTGAGCATGAGGTTTCCGCGTGGGTCTTTGAGGCCTTGCCGCAATCCTGCAACGCTAAAAGATTGGCAGGGAGTTCCTCCGGCCAAAAGGTCAACTGTTCCATTTATTTTCCATTCTTTAAATTTTGTCATGTCCCCAAAATTGGGAACTGTGGGATAGTGATGATTCAACACGGCGCAAGGGAAAGGCTCTATTTCAGAAACGCCAACGCATTTCCAACCTAAAGGATGCCACGCAACGCTTGCGGCTTCAATACCGCTGCACACGGATAGGTAATTCATTTTGCTGTTTCAATATTTTGTTGAACTTGCGACCGAACTTCAGCGATCCAAATGTTGCGTTCGTCCTTGTTCCTGTACGCCGTGGTTGTGCGCTCTAACAACGCCTTGCCGCTGGCTGTGGATGCGTTCACGTTCACCGCGCTGCCTGTGACGCTTCCGCCTGTCAAAGCAAACATCGCATCAAAGGCAAGCATTCGCGCGGTGTTGCTGTCCTTGCCCCTTTCGTTGTGCCGTGGATAGTTAAATCCACGGCGGGCTAAACATTGTTGAATCGCTGCTTGAACTAGCTCAACTGAATACATTATGAAATCCTTAAAGTTTGGGTACGGGGATGCAAAAGCGCAAAGTTAAGTTGTTCGCCGGCTTCCAGCTTTGAGCGAATCAATTCCTTGTTAGGCACTATTTCCGTGACTGTCATTGTAAATTCCGGCGGCACTTCGCCAACCAGCTCCATTGATTGCTTCCCGCCCGCGCTCGCAATGCTCAACTTATGTAACGGTGTTTCCATGCGGTCAACATCGGATTCTTGCATGACACGCATAACTTGTTGCTTCATAAACGCAACCATTGCTTCATCACGCTTTGCCAACGCAGTCAAGCGCGCCGCTTCCTGTTTGCGCGTACTAGCTCGCATTGTGATTTCACCGGCTATTGAAAGCAGGTCATCGCAACACGGCCCTAACTCCTTTGCCATTGATGCCAAAACATCAATTTGGCCCATGAGCAAGGTTGCATCACCGCCGGATTCTTCTGTGCTTAATAGCAACGCTTCCAACTGTTGAGCCGCTTGGCTCGCCTTATAAACTCGCTGTAATTCTGTCATTTGTTTTTCCTTGTAAAGAGCGGGGTCGGCGGCATCCGTCGAAGATAGCCGCCAACCCCTGTGTTTAATTAAAATGGAATATCGTTTAAATCAATTGGGGCTGCGGCCACAACCATTTCGGGTTCTTCGATATCAACCTGCGCGTCATCGCTGAAATACTCACGGACGCCGTACAAAGTCGAACCGTATTTTTCATTGGGCTGCACAAGCAATTCCACGCGCATTTCGTTTTCTTGGCAGGAAGCGCAAGCGGAAACAAGCCCTTGGTCAAAAGTTCCTACCCAAAATTCATCGCCATTGCGGTCAAACAAAATAGGAACGCGTGAGCCGCCGGTTTTGGTTGGCTTTCCGGTTCCAATCTTGACTACGGTCGCCGCCCCAAGTTGCAATACAACGTCCTTGGGCATTCGCTCGCACTTGTACTTGAAACCTTCGGGCTGCTTTGCTTGCGGTGTTTCAACCGCTGACGATTCCACAAATTTAGCCGCAACCGCCCGCTTCGGTTCATTAACGATTCCAACAGGCGCAGCGATTTTTGGCTGTTCCTGCTCCACTCTTTTGGTGGCGTTAATGACCGCTTGCGGCGCGGTTGCAGCGTAATTGCTTGGCTCATGTCTTGCGCTTGGAATGTCAGAAACTTCCGTTTCATCTAAGAATCCAAGGCCACAGATTGAAAGCGTCAATCTACGCTTTGCTTTGGTTTCACACTTCAGCATTGCGTTGGCGAGCATTTCGCCCTTCAAGCCGGCAATGGTTACCACGCCGCTTGATTCATCTTCTCGACCTGTAGCGTCCTTGCCCCTAGCGATCACTTGATACAACCCTACTTCCGTCATCATGGAACGATCTAGCGGAAAGATCGTTACGCCGTTGAGTTTGCGTAACTGCTCGCTGCAAGCGCGCGTTGCGTACAAAGTAAGTTTGCCGGACAGAGTTATGTACTCAAACGGTCTAGTCGTTGGATTCAAGCCCAGCGAAGTGCAAATGCTGTTTACATACGAAACACGCTGTTCCGACGACAAACGCGACAAATCGCCCCCAATTACTACTTGTTCGATGGCTGCTGCCATTCCATTCTTTTTCTCTAAATCATTCATGTCAATACTCCTAGTTACCCGCAATCGGCGGGCGCGATCATTGCGACGAGCAAGAACAAACCACCCTCGCAAGGGTGGAAAGTTGTAGATCGTCAAATAAACTTTGCGGGAAATACAAAATCTGTAGCCTTTGGATGGCTTCGGTGAACAATTTCCACGGCGGTATCCCTTGTCAAATTTTTAGTGCTGGCGCAACACAAATGCGTTTCTGTTTTGTAAACAAACATTCCCTTTTTTAAACAACTAGAAATCCATTTGTTTGTTGCATTGGTTGCTCTTTGGTTGCGCTTAATATCTTCGGCGGCTGCGGCTTTTAATGTAATCCAACGTTCAATTAAATCGCTTAAAATATATGGATCTCCCGTATCAAACCAAATGCTTTTTTCTTGATCAATCCATACATTTGTTGCGCCGCCGTTTCCGTCATTTTCCGCAGAGCCAACTTTTTCGCCTTCGTAATAAATGTCTGCCGTAAACGCTGTCGTTTCGCGCGATAAATTTAAAGCAACATTCATTTTTTTTATGGTTAGTCTTGAAATTATTTCTTGATCGTCCATCATGGCAATACTCCTAGTTTCTAGCGGCGCGGCTAGTCGCTTGCTTCGCCCGAAGCATGGTACATTACTAACACATCTATCGGCTATTGCAAGGGCTTTCTTTAATAAATATTAAAAAAATCTAGAAAATGTTAAAGAATCGCTTGCACATTACCGATATGCGGTTATCTTACTTATGTCATCGGGCGATGACTCCCAACGGCTGGGTTTGCCGGATCTACTAGGAAAGGCCACAAATGGCAAAATTCATCGTATTTATTTACTCACAGAATTGCAATGGCAAAGCCGGCGATTTGGTTACAGGCGGTCGTGAACGCGCTGCAAGGCTTGAGCTAGCCGAAGGCGGCGACATTGGAGCCGATATTGTTATGTATGAATTTGGCGGAGCGATAGAGGCGTTGGAATTTGGTGGGGCTATGGTCATGGACAATATGGCTACGCCCAGCGGGGCGCACAAGCGCAAGGTTGGACGCTCAATTTTTGAGGCGGCTAGCGAAGCCGATTCGTCCGACTTAATTGCTGACCTACAGCGCGCGCGCAAAGTCTTAGAGGATCGCCAACAATGAACCTAGAAGCCTATTTTGAAATCGTGCTAGAAGCGGGTTGGGAAACCTTTGAGTTTTACAATAACGATGAAGTGTGCGATTTGCTTCTTTTAGTGGAAGCCGATGACGCTTGCGGATTACATCCGATGGGATACGGTTGCACCAACGCAAAAGCCTGTGAAAATGCCTATGTGAAGTTGAGCTTTGAGGATCGCACAAAGTTGCGTGAGTGCGAGGGCGGAGCAGTCATTTCAAGGGTACAGGGCGATTTGCAATTTGAACTGTTTCACACTTTTCAAGCGGCATCAAATGAACTGTCAAGCAAGCAACACGCGCACAACCTTTTTAGGACAGCATGAAACACTTAATACCTTTAGTTTTATCCCTAACAGCGGCAACCAGCGCGTTTGCACAAGTGCCGGAATCTGACATGGTGCGATTGCTTGCTGCCATAAAGCAAGTTGAAAGCAACGGTGATTCCAACGCAATAGGCGATCAAGGAAAAGCCCTTGGAGCCTTTCAGATTTGGGAATCCTATTGGCGGGACAGCATTGCATACGTTCCTTCAATCGGTGGTTGCTATCAGGATTGCAAGGATCCCAAGTATGCGGAATTTGTGGTGCGCGCGTACCTAGCCCGATATGCACCCAAGCGTGGAACTGTTACTTTGGAAATGTTGGCGCGAATTCACAACGGCGGGCCGCGTGGTTATCTAAAGCCGGCAACGCTGAAGTATTGGCTAAAAGTTCAAAGGGTTTTAACCGATACAGGCAAAAATACATGAACACAGAAACCAACAAGGGATTGATTAAGACACCGTTTGCTCATGTTCGGTATGTCAAAAATGGATTAAGCCACACCAAAATTGTACGCATTTCAGATTTTAAATCTATTGAAGGCATCAAGAATTTGTGTGGCAGGCTGCGCCGTAAGGAAGGCGCGGAAGCCTTTGAAGTTGCCCTTGTGTATGACCGATACGGCGCAACCATTTTTAAAATTGTGCTAGAGTATGTCAACAACAACCGCTGGATTAGACGACATTAAAACAATTGCGCCGGCGCGGTTCGCCCCCGAAACGCTGCGTAGGTGCAACCTAGTGGCTCGTCATGTTGAAAAGCATGGCGAGCTTTTTTGTTGGTACGCTTCGCATAATGGAATCAAGGACGCTTCCGACAATTAAGCAACCGCCTAGCCACGTTCGATTGCTTGAAAATGCAATTGAAACGCTGCAATGCAAATACGCAATAAATGATGTGGCTGGCGATTTAAAAGAAGTGCTTGAGGGAATACGCACAGCCTTGGAATTGACGCGGTTTGGGGATTGCCTATTTGCTGACGAGTTTCGCAACATTCTTTTGGTGGTTCATTGCTTGCCAAACAGGCGCGGAACGGATGACGACCCATTGCGCGGGAAACGCAAATGCCATCGCAAGCGCAACCAAAAACGTTAAACGGTGACTAACGCGTCGGCTTCGGTTGGTGATGCGCTTACCGGTAAAAATATGCCTAACGATTCCGTCTTGCACCATCTTGCAAACGATTTCATAAACTTGCCGGTAGTTGTCGAGTCGCTCACTACCGCAATTTTGAAAGTGTCATCTGCATTCCAATCGGTTGATCCGCTGTAAGCCGTGACGCTAGGGCCGCCAGCGTAAAGCGGTGTCATTGGCGAAAAAATCAATTCGTCAATCATTAGCGTTTTGGCGGATTGAATTGCCGTTGTGCTGTAAATGTCAAGGTACAAGGTTGTTGGGAGCGATCCGCGCGCCACACTAAACGATGTGGATTGAATTACATAAGACGTTGTAAGGGATGCAAGATTAAGCGTAATTGCTGATCCAACGACATTGCCGGAAGAATCGCGCAACGCAACCAATACAGTTCCGGTAGCCGCCGCGCTAATCTTAGCCATGAACATAATTGAATAATTTGTTTCCGCGCTGACACTTGCCGGCGCGCCGTTTGCGCTTGCAATTTGTTGGCGCACCCGCGTTAGCGTTGTGCCGTCACCCACAAACTGCAAAGCGTAAGTTCCGCGCGCCGCCACGGATCCGCGCGTAATTTGTGTGCCTGCCGTGCCTGTAACTATTTCCCAATTTGTAGGCGTATTGGTTGCGCTCCATGATTCAAAGTCGCCGTTGCTTAACAACGAAAAGCCCGGCGTTCCCAATGAGGAAGTTAGGCTTGCGCTTGTGCAAGTGATGTTTGTTCGTACACCTGAACCTGCGCTTGGGCTGGTTCCTACACCCGTTGGGTACACAGTATTGGATTGCGGAACCGCACCAAGACCCGAAATTGAAAAGGTTGCCGCACCAAAGTTTGAAACGTTGCCGCCCACAATACAGCTTCCATTGAGCGTTTCGGTAAACATTTCCTGTAAAAAAATTGATGACGATGCCGGTCTATATGCGCGCGCTAGAATTGTGCCGCTACCTTGATTTCCGCTTCCAGCCGTGTAAGTCAAAGACGATGTTCCTACGGCTGCAAAAGACTTGGAATTGGTAGTCATTACCGATTGCAGTCGTTTTAAAGCGGTGACCATAGTTCCATCAAAAACAGATTCTTCTTGGCGGATGGCATCAATAACAAACGAATTTATGCTTTCCAAAATGTTTTGGTACGCAATTACCCCGATTGTGGCTGGCAAGCCCATTTGATTGTTTGAAAAATCGGCTAGGTTTCCAACGCTGTTACGGTAATTTGTGCCATCAAACGTTGTTAAAACTGAACTTAAATTTGCAACATACAAAGGCGAAGCTTGAGTGGCTATCGTGTTTGCGTATCCAAACAACGCGCCTAGTCGTGTAGAAAAATTTGCAACATTAAGAGCCATAATTTTATCCTATCTTATTTTGTGTGGGCTGCATAGAAGCCGTACCAACCGTTATGGTTACCTTTGTTTTTTTTAAATCAAGGGGCGGCAACCCTAGTTCTTTCCTTATTTGGCTCACCCTTTTTATTGCATCCTTTTTGACTTTGCTTTGAGTTAAGGCGCGTTTTGGGAATTTTGGAACGTAGGTTTTTGCGGTTGTAACAAAGCCTAAAACCGCCTCCAAAATCGTTCTTGCAGTAGCTCCCGTTCCCTTAGTTTGCGTCCATTTGTTCAACGGGCAAGTTGCTTTTGCCATGCCTACCTTGACTTGCAATAGCGAACGCGCCGAAGGCAAGCACCCACACGCGCCACAATAGCCAACCCCAGCGGGGTCTAGTGACCCTAGCAATTCAACCTTACGCTGGTCGCATCGCATACATTCCTTCAATCTTTGACTAGCAATTTTTTGGGAAGCCGCGCCCCTAAAAGCGTGTGAAAATTCAGCGTACAAGTATTTGAAAAAGTTGCGAATCATGGGCAAGTGTCGTAGCTTGTTCTTGTTATGGTGTTATTTGGTGCTGTGCAACCATTAGCCGGATAACCAAGCCTGCTTCTAATGTAGTAATCCACTAATTGCACTTCACAACCACCCAAAATTCTACAAGCTCGATTTCCAAAACGGTTAAGCCAAAACCATGGCGGGCTGGGATTAGTTGTAAGTTCTATACATGGATTTACTAATGCGTAAAATTGTTCTCCCGTGTACGTTACTGTTTCTGTGGAACCTTCTGAACAACCCGTTACTCCGTTATAACCATCGTATGTTTTATTATCATATGAACTGCTATTTGGAATGCAACCCATTTCAACGCAATCGCCGGATTTTTTGTAAATTGAAACATTCCAAGTTTCAACTTGTCGCGAAGTTACCCAACCATCATCAAAAACAGTTATTTTGGGGGGTGGACGATAGATTGAAGCAAACGTGGCATCTACGTTTGTGGTATAATAAAAATTAACAAATTTTAAATCTTCCGTATAAATTTGGTAACTGTTTGGCTCTCCGTTTCCTGTTGGTGAATTTTTACTTCTATAATTTAACGTTCGGGTGTAAGTATCTTGAATGTATCCCGATTGCGGAAAATTGCACAATTTAGGGCCGCATGGAATACCGCAAGGATTGTTGTAGCAGCCTACGCCAACCATCCAAAAACCCGTTTGTGTTGCGTTGGTCACTAACGCGCAATCGCATTCCGTAACATTATCCTGACAGCTTAAAATTCTACCGCTACTATTTTCAACTAAACAGCATGAACCAAGGCAACCCGTAGCGCAATTGTTGCTTCCGTTCCACACACCGCCAATGTTCTTGCAAGCGCATTCCGTTAAGTTTTCTGAACATTCGCAAGTCGAACCGCCAGCACCGCCACCGCCACGCTTGTAACAACAAGCACCCAATGCGCCGTTTATACAGTCGCCGCAACAACAAGCTTTAAGTCGCTGACTCACTCTAAAATACCTGAACCAACCACGCTTACAACCAAATCAACACTACAGGAACCCCGCAATTGATGCGTGATTGGAATGGAAATATCTTCCAGCTTTAGGTACGCGCCTGCGGCAAGCGAATAGTTGTAGATTAAATAGTCACCAACGCTTGAAAACGATGCTCCACCGGTCACCGCAAGCGATACCGTCAAAGCATTATTGTGTGTGCTTGAAATATAAATGCTCTTGAAATACATGGACGCGCCATTGCCAGCAACAAGCATGGTTTCAGCAATGTAGAGTGCCTTCCGCATAATGTAAATTTGGCTCATTTTTTTGCTCTCGCTAAACAATTCGGCTTGTTAAAGGTACAGAACTTGCAATTCCCACTCCCGAAATTCCCGACGATTGCCAATTTCCGTTTGTGCCAACCAAACCTGTCGTTGAACATATTACGTTTACGCCATTTGGCGCGTAAATCCAATATGTTGTTGCGCCGCCCTCATTCACGATTTCGTAGCACGGGGCAAAGCCCCCAACAAGGCCGCCCGCTGGTGTCATGTGGATTTGCGGGTTAGTGCTTGGTGTTGCGGGATCGCTGTAAAACAATGCGCCACCATCAAAATTTATGGTGGGCGTAACGCTTAAATTTGATGGGGACAGCTCACAAAGATTCATGGCGTATCCCGTGGCCGCGCCGCTCATGTCGCCGGCTTCGTCTTGTTGCTGCCACTTTGGGTATGGCAAGTTTGTAAGTTGAACTTCGCGGAACGAGTAAAGCCACATGATTGCCGCGCCGGTAAGCGGCTCGGTTCGTAAAATCTGCTCAACGCTAAAATTACATATAAACGTTCTTACAATGCCAGCGCGCGGTTTCAAGTATTCAATGTTGATCGTGCCAGCCACGTTTCGACATTGCATCAAGCCCAAGGCCGATACGCGTTCCGTTTTTAACAAAGACGGCAAAATCAAATTGTCTTTTTTATCGCCGCAAATGTAATACTGAACTTGATTGTTCATTTCCTGACCGAAATGGATTGTTTCCATGTTCAAGCCAATGGAAGGTGTCATTTTTGCTTGCGTGTTTTGCGCGTACGCAGGGATCCTAGATAGCGACAGGTTTCCCGAAACAAGGTTGCGTAAACGCGTGTACCGCCTGTTTAATACGCGGTTGCGCCTTTCAAGGTTTTCAGAATAGGATTTTGTAAACCATATTCCTTCGCCATTGTTTGAGTCGTCCAAGTTCCACGGAACAGGCAATTTGGAAGTAACGCTTCCTTCAATGGTTGGGATATTGAATTGCCAATCTTTAGGGTTAGAAGAAACCACGCCAATGAACGCCGGCAAATGGTCACCAATGTAAGCGGTTCGATTATTTGTGCTATTTGTTCGAGGCGATTGATTCACATAGTAAAGCGGCTTTGTTGGTTGAAAATCGTCCACGCCGTCAATGTGCGGGATCGTTCGCCAATCTTGGATGACCGTATCCGTTGAAATGCCGTATGTCGAGCATAAACGGATTGGGTGGATGCTTACCACGGATTCCGGCATATCCAGCGACAACGAATTTAGACCGCCCGCAGCCCTGTATTGCTCGTTGGTGTGTATCCAATCATCCAAAATATCCTCGCGCGCAACTGGGTCGCATTGTTCCAACACAAGCTGGGATGAGCGATCCCACACCCACACGCAACCAATCCGCGACGCTATTTCATCTAGCGCGGATCCAACGCTACGCGCGCGCAAGTCTAAATTGATCAAATCAAACGGGCTTTTAGGATCGTATGCGTCCTTGATTTTGTTGACAAAAACAATGGCTTCCTTATCACCCCACAATTTTGCAAGGGTAAAATCTTGAATGATTTTTGAAATTATTGTGTCAGCTGACATTGCGTCTTGGACATACCACGGATTGGGTTGCGGAACTCCATAAAGGCTAGCCGGATCAATTTGGTAGCCTGCGTCAGTTACAAGTGAAACCGAATTGTCAGGCTCAATTCTTGACGAATTTTCAATTGTGGACGAAAGCAAATGAAGCGGATTTTCAGCCATCATGTTCCATTGATCAAATGAAACGCCGCGCTGAACTTTAGTTGCGTCCGTCAAATCAACTAGCATTTGATTTGCAAGGAAATAACGAGCGTCCACCAACTCCATGACAAATATAGACGGCTGTTGATCATCCGCCGCAGGCCGAAACAATAGCGATTGCGTGAGCGCGCCAGCAGACAAAACCAACTCTTGAATGCTCAAGCAATACAATTTTGACCATTGCAATTTTCGACCCGAATCGGTTATTGTTTTTAATTGTGATGTTGCTGGGTTAAAATTTGTTGGCGCAAATGCTTCTGAATTACTACCCGTGCTGCCGGCTCCGGTTCCACCCCCAACACCGCCTTCGCTTGTAATTATTGGGCGATCTGTTGGATTGGCTCCCCCGCCATCGCCGCCGCCATCGCCGCCGCCACCGCCGCCTTTTGCGTAAGGTTCCCATAGAAGCAAGTCAAACAATTCTGTTTTGTCGCTATCTCCTGAAACCACAAAAGGAACATCGTTTGAGCCAAGCCCCCTTGACCTAATTATTATGGTTGCGCTCATGTGACGAGCCGCGCCAATTAGCGGAGTAGTAATCTTGTTTATGCTTTCGGGATCGTATCCCGCCTGTGATAGAACGGCATCCAACTCGGCGGTGCGTCTAAGCGGAGTAGTAATCAGTCCCGTAGTTCGGTTTTTTAGCGATGCTGATAAGCTCATGTTTATCCAATGTAGTCTACCCTTGCAGGCGTTCCGGGGCTATTAGCGTCCGTTGTAACGGCTACAGCTAGACCCTTGTTGTACGGGTTACGCGGCGTTACCGCAACCGTAGGCGAATACACGCGCCTAGACATTCCACCTTCTGCGCCAGCGGCAACGCGATATGTATTTTCAGAATTTGCGGTTTGTATTTGCAGCGTTCGCGTCGCAACAATTGCATACATGGGCTTTCCAGCCGCATCCAAAGCCGCAGATTTAACAACAATGTTTTGATCAACAACCACAAACGGCTCGTATATGCGCTCCCAAGGTATTGCAATAGTGTTTGATAGCGACACCATTTTTACCGTTTGAGTTGCAAGCACTTTTGGCAACTTGAATTGAAACGGAAATTGCTGTTCGCCGCCAACAGTTTCCATAAAACCGCAACCAGTATTAACTGTTTGATATGATGTTTCCGCTTCGTAATGCTTTATTAGTCCCGTTGCGGTCGGCATTCCGTCATCAACTTCGGGCGCATCGTCAGTAGGTATTTCCCCTCCGGTTGTATCATCGGGAATTTCCGTCAGCGTAATTTTGCTTTCGTCATCAGGGTTTGGGTCTGAAATTATTGATGCAATTATTGACGGAACTTGGCACGGATCATAAATAAATCCTGTGACTGAATTTACATATCGACCGTTATATGGGTACGCTTTCACATATTCGTAAGTAGTTTGATACGGATGCAGCCTTGAAAAAATCATTGAAACTACTTTTGGATCAACAAATTCTGTTCCTGTTCCCAACGCTATAATTTGCAATTCAACTACATTTCTTCCATACAAATTAGGTTCGCGCACCGTTATAGATTGAATCAAATCATTAACCCAATCAATTCTTGCCTGTGAAGCTTCACAAGCAGCAGTTAGCAATAATTGTGGGGGTGCATCGGTTGATCCTTCAAATGAACAGTTAAAAGTTTTGTTTCCTAGCATTGACGTTTCGCCCAACGCTCTTTCGTAACTAAATGAAGCTGTGCCAGCAATTACAAAATCCGGTAAAATTCTGTGTACTTGTTCATCCACTACGGTAAAAGAAAGCGTTCGCAATGACGAATCTATTGTGTAATCCTGTGATTTTCTAACGTACATTGGTGGCGGTAAGCCAGCAACCATATTCCTATAAAGATCGGGTGACGGTGCATATTGGTTTGCGGTATCTCGCAACGCAACGGGATTTGGTAGCGGGGTGTCATCACTTAACGCAACGCTTGTTTCCGTGGCGGGAACAGGCGAATCAATTTCATCTGCAAAATGAGCCGCCGAAACGCACAACGTACCTGTTTTTGTCAATTTTATAAAGCCGGCGTGATCTATGGATTGCTGCACGGACATATCAAAACGTTGTATTCGTTCATCGCCACAAGCAAAATATGTGAAGCTAAAATTTAAAAGAATTGTGGATGTTGTGGAACCAACAATTTCAGCAATTTGAACGCTTGGGATTGGCCCGTTTCTAGCGTCAAACGGCCCATCACCGGTACTATCGCATTTGTCTATAAGCGTCACAAAAGTACTGTCGCCATAATCAATTTCAAGCTTTCCGCGCGGCTTGTTTAAATTTGTTGTAATTGTGGTTATATTGGTCGAAGTTGTTCCCGTAAGCGTTGCGGTTCCTTCTATTACGTGTTTTCTGCCGGAACGATTAAAGTCGGAACCTTCGTACAAATTGTCTACGGCAAACTTTGTTATTTTTGCGCAATCAAAAACAATTGCCCCTATAGCCGTTGTTGGCGTATATCTTATTCGCATGGTATTTTTGATTTACATTGCATAGGTATTTTATACAAATTTAATTTACGGCACGACAAAGGGCCGATTAGGTTGTGCGTTATAATTAAAACGCGGGTTAGCAGACATAGCTTGTAACATATCTGTAAAGTATTGGTTGCTTGTCCCGGTTTTAGCAGTTTGTTGTTTGATCATGCCGGATATTTCAATTAGATTTTTAGCAATTACTGAAATAGTATCCATGATTGGGGACGAGCCAAACAGATATGAACCAATTGAACCAACAATTACGCCGCCTAAGTTAGTGCCTGAATTTGTTAGCATTCCATATTCATACATTTGTTGAAAAAATGCCTCAGTTTCTTTTCTGTTTTCGTACATCTTTAACAACATAAGACCGGTAGCGTTTGCAATAGATGCAATTACGGGCAACAAGGCTTGTATTGCATCCTTGATAATGTTTAAAACAATTAACAAGCCGCCCGTAATAATCGCTTTAATAATCAAGAAAATGGGAGCAAGCAAATCCTTGATTACGCGCACGATTTCCATAACGCTTTTGTAAAGGGGGTTAATTACTTTGGCTTCCTGCATATCGCGTTTCATGTCAGCTATGTTGTTCATAGCCTGTTGCATTGCCATTGCTGGGTTGACGCGCGCTAGTTCACTTACGCGGCTCAAAATGCCGTTTACAGCTGACTTCACGCTTTGCATTGCGCTTGCAATAATTGCAACACCGCCGACAGCCGCCCCCACGCCCATAGCAGCCATGCCGCCGCCAGCACCACTAGCAGCCGACTTTGCGCCGCCAACAATGTCACCAATGCCCGCGCCGCTCATACCTTGACTCAATACATTCTTGAAACCGCCTGCGCCCTTGAGTAGATTGGTTAGCGTTGAACCCAATCCACCGCTAGAGCCGCCACCGCCACCACCGCCGCCGCTGGGGCTGCCACCACCGCCACCGCCGCCGGGAAAGCGTATATCTATATGACCTAGTGATTCGTCAGCCATCGCTTAATGTCCTCACGTGGCAACGGAATGTTCCGGTTGCGGTAGTCAAGCCGTGCGTTTCATCGTAAACGCCGCCGTCCATGCGTACAAAAATTTGACGCCCGTACGATGTGGTTTCCGTCATGCCAAGCAACGCGTCGGCAACCGTGTTTGTTTGCAAAAAGGCGGATTTGTTATCCACCAATTTTTCCGTCATTCTGCCGCCCGAATCGTATTCGACCTTCACCACGGAATGCACTCTATATTCAATCAAGCACACATTCACGCCTGTATTTTCTGCAAGCGGAATCATGGAAACCGGTTCAATTTGAAAGTTTGGAACAGCCGCATCTTGCAAGCGTAATTTGTCAACCACAAAAACGCGGTGAGCCGCCACGGTCATTTGGCTTTGAATCCTTGTGATCAACCCTAAAAAAAAATTACCAATGGTAATGGTAGCCGTCAAATTTGCCATTATGGAACCACCGTATTTGCAATTGTTGGGGTTCCTGTAGTGGTAGGCAATTCAATCCCATTTTGGAATGGCGCAAAGAATCGTTCCGTGTAATTCAAAACCGTCGAATAGTAGTTGTTTGTAATTTGAACCGTGGCGTAATCTCCTAAACGCCAATCAACCCCGCTGGCGACTACTTTCAAGAATTGTCCATTTACACCAAATTGCGATGGCGTGTAAACAAAAAACCCTTGCAAAGCAATATCCATGCCCGCGCCTAAACCTATGTTTGCGGAAAGCGAAAGCGAAGTTGGCGGCGCATTTGACGCGGAAACATATGATGCGGTAAAGAGCTGGTAACTAAACGTAAGAGAGGAATAGCCCGCAATTACCGATGTTAAAACATTTGCGTTTTGATCTAGCAATTCAAATTCAACATCTTGCGTAAGCGGAATTGATCCATTCAGTTTTTTAATCCAAAAACCAAACAACACCCTTTTGTTTGGCCCTAACAATTGAGTTGATGGCGTTTGCACCATTGAAGTTGAAAAGCCGCTACCGCCCGTAATAACCAAACAGCTAGTTCCGCGCATTTGAACATTTGTATCTTGCGTAAATATGCCTGTTCCTGATGTTGTAATAACCCATCCGTTCGGCACTCCAGCAGTCCAATTATAAAAATTTCCGTTTGTCACAAAATTGTCGGAGCCTGAATAATCGCTAGACACAATGGACGATGAAGCACCGCTACCGGCTGGGTAAAGATTGCTTGTAATGTCGGCTACGCGCGCGGCTCCCACAACCCTAAATACTTCAGATCCTGCCACGGAACCGGTGGTTGTATCGGAAATGCACTCAACCCTAATCAATTCGCTTGCCGACATTTGCGAAGGTATTGCGTGTAAAATTATTTTTCCTGTTCCTACGTTGTTAGCTCCATAGGTAACGGATCCTTGCGTAATGGTGTTGGCTGGAAACGTGGACGATGAAAGAATCATTTGGCGGTTGAGTTCCCTCAACGCGGGCACAACACTTTTTGCAATAGAATCGTTATCAGAAGTCACCATTTCGGTCAAAGTTTTTACCGCTCCCGAAACCGATTCCGTTATGCTTCGGTCTTGCGTCTTTCCCAAGCTCAAAAAATAATTTAAAACAGGCGTGAACATATATCGGCTTGCGGCATCGTAGGAAGCATCAAGCGTTGTAATCCTTGACGTAATCGCTGCGCGCGCGTCAATTTGGGTTTTGGCGACACCCATCAATTTTCCTACACGGGCGTACAAGGTTGCTAAATTGATTGTCATTTGGATTTACTTTTGAAGTCGTATAGGGATGATTTGATTTGTTCGCGTACGCTTGGCAATTTACCAACAAGGGATGCGGCAAACGTTGGCAAGGCTTGCTTGCCAGCAAGACATAAACCAATTCCTTGCATGACAGGAATGGCTTTCCAAGAATTTGCAGTTTGTAGATTCATCATCAATCCCAAAGCGGTTTCTTGCGGCATTTCCCAAGGTGATGCGCCATAGACAGCCGTGAATATGGCTATGACGCGAAAACGTTTCCCATTGCCTTTAGGCTCATGGTCACGCGTAAACTTAGCGCGTAGGCTTCTGTGTCGGTTAAAGTCCTTGCTTGTTCAATTGGGCGAACCGCATTTTTGACCGCAGCAATCATGTGTTCCGTTGTCGGGTTTTCGTGATTGTTGTTGATGGCAAGTTCAGCCAAAATAAGCAACGCGTCTAAGCGAAAAGTTTTATCGCCAACCTCATAATCAAAAATAAATTCTGTATTTTTTGACATAGTGTCCTTATGCTATCGCGTAAATATCGCTTGTGTAAGCTACCGCGCTAGATGTAACCAGCGGCAAAGCCTCACAATGAAAAGCAAATCGGGTTGCCTTGTTTCCAAACTCAAGTTGTTTAAGGCTA